TGCTGGGCGGCGGGACGGGGATGTCGTCGATGGCGGACACCGAGGTGGCGAGAGTGGCCATGCCGAGCCAGAGGTGGTTCTGTGCCAGGGTGGGACCGGCGGCTTTGAATAGGCGGAGTTTGTCGAGTGCGGTGAGGCGGCGCAGCGTGAGCACGCGGCCTTCGGCATCGGTGGTGGTTTGCGGTTGGTTGAGGGATTGGAAGTGGCTGGCAGTCGGTGTTGGCATGGGGCGGCCTTGTGGCTCGGAGGGGCAGGCGGTGATTTTGGATGAGCGGACGTATCTGATCTGGCCGCAGCATGTGCGGGCGTATTTGCGGATCTATGAGGCCGAGGGGATGGCGCTGCAGGTGAGCCATCTCGGCGATCTCGTTGGCTGGTTCACCACCGATAGCGGCGGGAAGGTCAACGAGGTCGTGCATATGTGGCGCTATGCCGACGCTGGAGATCGCGAGCGGCGGCGGGCGGCGATGGAGGCTGATCCGAAGTGGTGGGCGTTTCGGGAAAAGACGTCGGGGTTTGTGATCGAGATGCGGTCTCGGATTTTACGGCCGACGTCTTTTTCGCCGATGCGGTGAGCCGCTTTACGAAACGCGGGTGCGGGTGGAGGCGAAGAAGTCCAGTCGCTGCTTGACGCCCTGATCGCCGCGCCACTGGCCGGCCTGGGTCAGTTTGAAGACCACAGATGAGTATTGGTAGGTGCTGGTGCTGCCGTTTACTTCGGAGATGTACTGATACAGCGTGCCGGTGGGGACTGACTTGCCGTTGTTAAAGGCGGCTTCGGTTTGGGCGATGAAATCATCGACGGCGGAGTTGCCGCGTTCGAGGTCGAACTGGCCTTCCCAGCCTTTCGGCAATTCGGCGGCGACCTGGGTGCCGTCGATGCGATCGATGCGGATCGCTGCTGTGAGCTGGCGACTTTCGAAGCCGGTGACGTGGGTGAGGTCGAGGCGGCCGAAGGGGCCCATGACGACGAGCTGGCAGTCTCGGCCGACGTTGAAGGCGGTGCTGGTCATTGGTTTGGGTCCTTATGCGCTGAGGGCGCCGGGGGTGCCGGGGAGCACCTGGCTTTGCACCTGGACGGTCTGGCCGCCTTCGATGTTGACGATGAACTTCTCGTTGATCGCCTGGTACTGCACCTGGGCGTCGGACTGGACGTAGCCGAGGCCGGTGCGGGTGAGCGGGTTGTTGCTGGTGTCGCAGATGACGCTGAACGGCAACGCGCCGGTGGTGCTGCCGAGCAATCCCTGGCTGAGCATGCCTTGCAGGAAGCTGAGCTGGGTGGAGCGGATGCGGCGGAACAGGGCGGCGTTGACGACCTGGCCGACGTATTGGCCCATGCCGGCCGCCAGTGTGGCCGCGATGTAGTTGGTCATTCGGGTGTAGTTGTCGCCGTTGGTGGCGGCGTTGCTGCTGGAGTTGTGGCCGCCGCGCACGCCCCAGAACGAACCACCGGGCTGCGGGTTGGCGATGACGTCGATGCCGGCTTGCAGGAGGGCGCCGAGGTCAGCGGAGGAATAACAGGTGGCCTGGGCGCTGCCGGGGGTGCCGGATTTCTGCGAGCCGACCACGCTGTAGAGCGGTTTGTTCAGGCTGGACTGTTCCGGCGACAGATTGGCGAGGCGGCCGAGGGCGAAACCCTGGGGGCTGATCAGGCGGATGACGGCGTTGGCCTGGTCGTTCCACCAGATCCAGTCGCCGAACATCAGTTTTGCGCCGTAGCAGTCCAGGCCCGCGTTCGCCTTGGTGGCGACCGCGTTGGCGATGGTGTCGCCGGACGGGGTGACCAGGATCATGTAGATGCCTTCGGAGAGGCCGAAGGCTGCCTGGGTGGTCCATTGCGTGCTGTCGTCGGCGTCTGCCAAAGCGGCGATGGAGCAGCCGAGGCCGCGCAGGGCATACATGCCGGTGCGGGGCAGCGTGTCGACGCCGACGAGGGTGGCGGCGGTGATGCCGGTGGCGCCGTCTGTACCGCCGGATAGCGTGCTGCTGGCTGGGGCCAGTGCCGGGCCGAGGGTGCCGACGGTGGCGGTGACCAGGCGGGATGGGCCGCGCATCGGGCCGATGCCGTTGTTCACGGCGTTCACCATGCCGGCATAGATCTGGGCAGGCGTGCCCTGAAGGTTATCGAACACCTCGGGCTGCAGACCGGGCATGGTGATGATCAGGCGCCAGGAATTGGCGGCCGAACCCGCGGAGATGGTGCCGGCGATCTGGTTGCCGAGGCTGCCGGTGTGCAGGGCGGTCAGCACGAAGGCGAAGCTGGGGGCGGTGACACCGAAGGCCATGGAAGCCGCGGTGTCGGTTCCGTTGCTGACGCGCACGCAGCGGAAGTTGGAGGCGCCTTGCTGGACGGCGGCGGCGATGGCGGTGCCCATGTCGTATTTGCGCGGCGTGACCGGGCCGAAGGCGGTGGCGTAGTCGGCCATCGTTGAGCAGATCACCGGCTGGCCCACCGGGCCCCAGCTTGCGGTGCCAACCAGGCCTGCGACGTTGGTGGGGACGCCGTTGATGATGAGGTTCTGCGGCGGGACGATCTGGACATAGAGATCGGGCACCACGAGGGCGGTGGTGTTGATCTGGCCCTGTTGGACGATTGGCATGGATTAGGCCTCCTGGGCTGCGGATGGCGCCTGGATGCGCACGACTTTGGGTGCGTTCGGCGAGGCGAGGATGGAAGCGATCGTGGTGGGGTCTGCGATATGGTCGCCTTTGGCGTGCGGCCCGAAGGCCTGCACGACCACGAGGTGGATGTTCATGAGTGTTCCTTCAGCCGAGGAGGGAGCTGGTGGTGGTGCCATTTGGCGTGATCAGGGTGCTGCCGAAGATCATCGCCGGCAGCGTGGTGGTTGTGGTGGTGGCGTATTCGACAGTGAGCAGCAGATCGCGGCGGTAGAGGTTGGCGTTCTGGCTTTGGTCGAAGATCTGGGTGCCGGAGCCGCGCAGGCGGGCGGCGGTGCCGTCTGGCAGGGTGATGAAGGTTTGGGCGCTGAGGCCTGCGTCGATCAGTGAGGCCGTCTGGTCTCGCGTGGCGGGGCTCGGGCACCAAAGACTGAGGCGAATGCCCTGTTGCTGTCTGCGGGTTTCCGTTTGGGTGGATTGGTCGGCAGTGACGCGGGCGATCAGCAGGCGGGCACCTGGGACGGTGATGGTGGCGCCGCTGACGAGTGCGATGCGGGTGGTGCGCAGGTAGGTGGCGAGAATGGCGGCGACAAGTTCGGGGGTGTCGCCGGCCTCGGTGCGGTGCACGACGGCGGTGCTGTCGGCCAACAGACCCGCGAGTTGGCCGGGGGTGGCGGTGCCGGCGAAGGTTGCGGTGTTGGCGAGGGTTGCGGCCGTGAGCGTGGGCGTTATCGGCGCGCTGGCGGTTGGTGGGTCGATGTAGCGGGTGGTGTTGCGGTGTTGGGCGGGGTTGGCTGATAGCGAGATATTGATGACGCCAGCAGCGAGATCGGCGTTCAGCGCTGTGGGGTTGGGCCAGCCTCGGTAGATGCGGACAAGCGGGCCGAGAGCGGAGGGGGTGTTGGTGCCTTGCGGGTAGATTTGGGCGGTGATGAGGGTGGCGAGGGTGGATTCGACGTCGGATTCGTCGGCCATGGGGCGGGGCCTATTGGTGGGGGCTCGGAGTGGCGGATTGCATCCGCCCTACGTGCTGGTTTGGCGAGCGGTGAGGCGGGTGCCGAGGTCGGTGGTTTCGATCATCGAGATGATTCCGCGACGGCCCTGGTCGTCGGTGATCTGGTCATTGGTTGAAAGTCGCAGGTACAGACTGGGGGGGAGCAGGACCTGCCAGGTGCCGGGGTTCACTTCGGCTTCGATGTTGGCGAGGCCGGAGCCGGGACCATCGGCGGTGACGATGCTGGCGGGCCAGCCTTGGGCGAGGATGGTGTCATCCGCTGTGACGGTGCCGCCATAGAGGTTGAGGCCGGCAGCAGCGGGCTGGGCTGGGCGCAGCAGGGTGACGATGCGCCCAGCCCTGACACATTGCACCGGCAGCATGGGCTGTTGTGCCGCGATATAGAACAGGGCGCCATCGTTGTGACGACGCAGGATGTCGCCGGGCTGGGTGTAGGCGGCGTCGAAGATGCCTTCCCAGAGCGGGTCCTGCTCGGGGACCGGGCGTTTGGTGCGCCCGCCGATCGGCAGGAAGGCGGCGTTGAGGCACAGGATGCGAAATTCGCGCGACAAGGGGTTGAGCCGGCCTTGTGGGCGGATGAGGTCGCAAGGTGTGCCTATGTGGAGGGCGGCGCGACCGTTGCCTTTGCTGATGCGGTCTTGCAGATGGGGGGCGTCCATCAGACCACCAGCCTGACGCCGCCGTCACCGAGCCACGGGCCCGGGGGAACACCGAGGAAGCCGCAGAGACGACGGCGCCAATCGTCGAACAGCCTGGTGCGGTCAGCGACTTCGCGGGCGTTGCGGACCCAGACGGCGGCGGTGTCGGTATCCAGCGTGGCGGAGGCGTCGGTGATGGCGCGTTCCAGGCCAGACAGGGTTTGCAGGTAGGTTCGCGTCACCGATTCTTCTGGGCCGGACAGGCGTTGCAGGCGGTATTCGAGCATTCCGTAGGCCTGGTAGAAGCGCCAGTTGCTGAAGCCGCCGTTGCCGAGACCGTAGGCGGGGTAGCCGGCGTGGCGGCGGATGTCGGTGAGTTCGCTGTCTATGAATGCCATTTTG